AAATGGAAAAACTATTAATTATGGTGTAAAAATTGTTGCATATTCAAAAAAAGATTCATACGGTGATTTAAATAGAACAGACAGACCTGAAAATGCAGAATTAATGATGTTAAAATTATTAAGTGAATTTGTTTTAACTGGACAAACTCCTCATATTGTATTACCAATTGGAAGTTTTAATACAAATATTTCACCATTTGTAAAACTTGCGAGAACATTTTCAGAATCAAAAAAATTTGAAAACTTTTTAGAAAAATATGAAAAAAATGAATATTATGATGATGTTAGTGTATTAATTTCAGAATGGGCAAATGGTGGAGATTTCTTAGATTATATTAAAGAAAATTATAAAACAATGAAATTAAAAGAATGGAGAGTAATATTCTTTCAAATACTTAGTGTTCTAGCGGTGATACAAAAAAAATATCCTGCATTTAGACATAATGATTTAAAACCAAATAATATCCTAGTTCAAGTAAGTGAAGTAAATAATAAAACACTAAAATTTAGATATGTAATTAATGGTCATGAATATTATGTTCCTAATATAGGAGTTCAAATAAAATTATGGGATTTTGATTTTGCATGTATACCTGGTATAATAGAAAATTCAAAAGTTGATGCAGATTGGACTGATAAAATTAATATTAAACCTGAACAAAATAGATATTATGATGTTCATTATTTTTTTAATACCTTTACAAGAAAAGGATTTTTTAATAATTTTTGGATTTTAGATGAAGTACCAAAAGAAGTAAAAGAATTTGTAAGACGTGTTGTTCCATTAAAATATTCTGAAGGAAAAAATGTATCAGAAAGAGGACGTATTTTACATAATAAAGAATTTGTGAGACCTGATATATTATTAGAACATGATGTATTTTTTGAAAAAATGAGACCCAAGAAATAGTATTTTTTGGGAGACCCAAGAAATAGTATTTTTTGGGAGACCCAAGAAATACTATTTTTTAGAGAGACCCAAGAAATAGTATTTTTGGAAAATCTAAAAAATACTATTTTTTAGAGAGACACAAGAAATAAATTTTCTAAAATAATAATAATGAAATATATTATTATTATTTTAATATGTATTATACTTTTTTTATTATTTAAATCTGAAAATTTTGATATCTCCGCAAATTTAAATTTAATAAATGATGCATATTCTTCAAAATTATTAAATGAAAAAAGAATACCAATGACGATGTTTCCTCCAGATGTTGATGATAATGAAACACCAAAACAAGTAGATTTCAATAAAACAATAACAATAACAGACTTACAAAAATTAAAATCAGTAAATAATATTCTAGATAGAGTAAAAGAAGTAAATCCTCCAAAATTATTTAATGAAGCATTACAACCAGTTAATAAATTTGTCCCAGATATAAATAGTTTAAGTTTTATAAATAATTATTTAAATACACAAATTCAATATTATTCAGGTAATCAATATAATTTAATATTTAAGAAAACATCTAATATATCTGCAATTGAAACAGATTCACAATATAAAATATATTATATTCAAACATCTGTTATAGATAATCTAAAAATAAATATTATAATAGATGTTGTGATTAATAAACCAGATATGAATAATACACCAATTGTATCATTTAATGAACTTCGAATAGATAATCCATCTATTTATATTACACCTAATAAATATGAAGATAATCATGCTTTAGTTTCAGATTATTCTTAAATTTAATATTTTATGATATACTAATAAAATTATGAAAATATTATTATTTTATTAGTATATGAAAGATTCTGTATATAACGCTATTATATTATATTTAATCGTTATTATTGGTACAATATTTATTAAACATCCATTTTTCTTTGTAAATGGTTATGAATTAAGAAAAAATAATATAATCCCTGTACCTTTTTTTGTAATTTTTATTATAGTATTGGCATTTTTAAGTTTATATTTAGCGCGAGAATATACCTAGTGTTTGACGATAATAAACATATTTTTATTAATATCTAGATATTAATAAAAAATTGAAAAATAAACTTTCTATCGAATCTATATAGTTTAACATATCTGTTATTCGCTGTTTGTCTGTAAGTATTTTCACATACCTCAGAATGTCCGCCGACGCCGTTATCGCTACGCCCAACTCTGTCTTTCCTAAGGACGATGTGTCTACCGCTGTGAAGCAGTTCACGCACCGTGTCAAGGAGAACCACTTCTCGGGAGCATCTCTCTCGACCAAGGTCAAGTACCTTCAGGACACCTCCACCGGTGCATCGCTGGTCACCGTCTTCGTCGATGGTTCTAAGGAACTGTACGCAATGGTCAACACTCCCGACATGTCGGACTCCGATAAGGAGACCATGATGGAGACGTACAGTATGATGTTCAACGTCCACATCCTGGACGTTCTGCGCTCGCTGAAGGACATCTCTTCTGATCTGACTCTTTTTGGATGGAAGATCGACGCTGTCTATCCCCTTATCCGAAACATGTTCGGGTTTGGCGGTATGAAGCACAAGACCGACAAGAACGATAAGACGACGCCGATCTACGGTGTCGCTGACTTCCGCTTCGTCTTTTACCTCTCGCCTCACCTCAGCGTCGACAACGGCGCCGACGGTCTGCGCGTCACTCCGCTGTGCAACAACACTGCGCGCGAGGGCACTCCGATGCTGGTCAACAGCGCCGACGCCCCCGAGTTTAAGGTCAAGCGCGGGCGCCAGAATGTCGACGAAGACGCGGTGGAGGTTAAGTTCAAGCTTCCTGATTCGCTGTCCTTCGACGTTCTTACTGCGTCGAACCCGACGTACGTCAAGGAGAGTGTCAAGCACATGTCCGATCACGTTATCGGTGGTGGTGCCTTCGCTTCTCGCGCGCTCAAGTGGATTCAGCAGCGTGACACAGATCACTGCATGACGCGTATCAAGTACGATTATTCTAAGATTGTCGATCACATGGTGCGTCAGAAGCTGCCCTCGCAGTTTTTCCACATCACACACGATTCCACATCTGGAAACACGAAGTTGCCTTCGGCCTCTGCTCAGCAGGCCGTTCTCAAGATCGCGTGCGAGGAGTCCCTTCGATTCCTCGCTAATTGGACTTCATTTCTGAAGGAAAGCGCCGTCGCAATGCACCACGGCGCGCCAACCATCGGGTGGCGCGTTCTTGCACTTACGCCTCTCGTTCGTGACAAGGATCGCTACGTCGGTCAGAATGCCGAGAAGGGCGGGTCGTGTGCGATGCTCGTGATGCCGCTGACGCCGAACCTGGTTGGCGCATGGGAGGGCAAGCGTCCGCTCTGCTCTAACACTGCCGAAGAGGGTTTTCCGATGCTGAAGGACGGTGCATCTGGTGTCGCCTCACGAGCGTCGGCACCGCGCCCTTCTGTTGGTAAGACATACGCTGCTCGACTTGTCGGCGCCGCAGGGGGTGGTGCAGTCGCTGCGGCGGGTGGTGGCGCTCGGCGTCCCGTGACTGGCGCACCCGTGGGTCGGCGATAGTCTCTGCTCCACGCGGTAAACTATCCCACACCTTAATTTAGTTCATCTTCTATATTTTAATTTATTATTATTCAATAATAATATTTTTATTTTATTAATATGTTTTTTAAAATATATAATATCAGGATTGTATAATACCAATGATTTATCATAAAAATTACTATAATAATTTAATATATTTTTATAATATTCTAATATTTTATCTTTATTGAATACTTCTATTGCAAGACTTTGACAATTTTTGCCAATTTCTTCACAATTAATGTCTATACTTGTAATTTTTTTTATAATTCTATCATGTATCATTTGCATATTATCTAGTTCATTTTCATGATATTGGATTTTTAAATAATGAATATTTTCAATAAATATATTATCATAATGGTATTTATATTGATTTTCTATATTTTCTAAAATAATAATACAACTTCCAGTTAATGCAAGATATGGAAATCTACCTGCATATCCTACACCTTCCATATCTAATAAATATTTATACTTTGAATGATCTTTTAAATCAATAAAGATGTGATTAATAGAATAATTATTTATTAAATTATAGAAATATTTAATTGATTCAAATTCCATATGTTTTATTGTATTCATTTTTTCTCTTATTTTAGATGAATTTACACCAGACCACATTATTGTATTTTCTTTTTTTGACCATTCTATATTATTATTTAAAATTTGTTTTTTAGTTTCAAAATAATTATTTGACTTTGCATCACTCCATTTATAAAATGAAAAAAAAGGAACTACATTTATAGGAGATTGAATTGTTTTACTAAAATGTAATATATATGGATTATTAAAGGGATGATCAGTTACATTAATAATAAGTTCAACATCATTAATTTTATGAATTAATAAAACATCTTCAATCATTTTTTGTACTGATATTAATCTTTCCGTAAAATTTAAACCAAGATTTTCAAAATACCCTTTATTATTCTCAATTTTAACATACAATGATATAATATTTGTATTTTTCCATTTTAAAATATCACCTTGAGAATATTTTAAAATCGGTTCAAAATCTGACATACTATATATTAATTATTTTATTTTCTTTTTAAACATGAAAAAATAGGTAAACAATTTTTTTCAACTCCTTCTACGACTTCTTCTACCATTTTTATGTTATCTAATATTTTTGATATATCTGTAATAAATTGATCTTGATTTGGTATTTTAAGGATATTTTCTTTAGTTAAAATTATTAATACGTATTTAATAATATTAATATAATTATCGGGTCTAATATTCTTAGAAATATTTAAATCATTTGAACGTATCATTATTATTTTTTTAACAAATGATAATAATAAAGGTCCATCATTAATATCAATTTTACCATCCACCATAATTAATTCAATAATACGGATAATATCTTTAACACATTCAGTATTATTTGTTAACAAAGTTATTAATTTTCTACTGTCTTCATTATCTTGAAATAATAAATATTTATCAAGATGTATAGTTGAAACTTTTATTAAATCATTTTGAATTGGTTCTACTATAGAAATAATTTCTGTATTTTCTAAATTTTCTACGGTATTTAACATTTATATATATTATAGTATTAATTTCTTTGTTTATATTATGGATAAATATAAAATATTTTTATATTCATTTTTAATAATTGGTGTTATTTATGCATTTATTAATTTAACAAATGATTCAGATTCATCTGAAAATAATAATTCAATATCTTCTGAAAATACTAATTTAGTTTCTTCTAATAAAATAACTAGATCTACTACAAATAATACACTTAATAAACAAACATATTATACAAATGATATAAATAATCTACTTCATGTAAATAATTTATCAAATAGTCCGAGTGATTTATCAAAGGAAATAGATGAAATTTATTCTGATCTTGTTATACCAGAAAATGATCCATATATTCCCTCTGATAATGTAGCAGATAATATATCAGATAATATACCAGATAATATACCAGATCATATACCAGATAATATACCAGATCATATACCAGATCATATACCAGATCATATACCAGATTATATACCAGATAACATACCAGATAATACACCCGATATTATTAATAATCCAAATCCTAATAATAATCCAAATATTAATAAGAAAATGAGTAATAATTCTCCTATTTTT